ATGCTCTTGGGAAAGAAGAGCTCGCTCGAAGGATACGAGCGCGAGGACTTGATCCCGATAAACTGGGGATGGGACTTCTGGGCGCGGACGGATCAGAAAGCACCGGAGCGTGACTGGCGCACTTGGCTCGTCCTTGGCGGCCGTGGCGCAGGCAAGACCCGCACCGGCGCCGAATGGATCCATGAGCGTGTCCGTCAGGGGGCGGAGCGTATCGCCCTCGTGGCCGAGACCTATGGCGACGGGCGCGAAGTGATGCTGGAAGGCCCCTCAGGTCTCCTCCACACCGGCTATCCCAGCGAACGACCGCGCTACGAACCCTCGCGCAGGCGGCTTTCCTGGCCGTCGGGAGCCGAGGGGCACATCTTCTCAGCCGAGGACCCAGAAGGCTTGCGCGGCTATCAGTTCGATACGGCGTGGTCGGACGAATTAGCCAAGTGGCCGTCTGGCGAAGACACCTGGTCGAACCTTCAGATGGGCCTCAGGCTTGGCGATGATCCGCGCCAGATCGTCACCACGACGCCCCGCACCGTGCCGCTCCTGAAGGAGATCATGGCTCGCGAGACGACCGAGCTGACCCGCGCCTCCAGCTACGCCAACCGCACGAACCTCGCCGCCAGCTTCTTCTCCGAGATCGCTGCCGTCTACGAAGGGACCGCGCTTGGCCGTCAGGAATTGCTCGGTGAGCTGATCGAAGACCTCGCAGGCGCGCTCTGGACGTGGGACATGATCGAGGCTGCGCGGGCGGAGCCGCCCCAAAGTTTCCGCCGGATCGTTGTCGCAGTGGACCCACCCGTGACGAGCCATGAGGGCTCGGACGCCTGCGGCATCGTCGTTGCTGGCCTCTGCCATGCGGAGGACAAGCGCGCCTTCGTCCTCGCCGACCTCACGGTGAAGGGCCTGCGGCCCCATCAGTGGGCGGAGCGTGTTGCGGAGGCCTATCACCGCTTCGAAGCCGACCGCGTCGTCGTGGAGGTCAACCAGGGCGGCGACCTCGTCACCGATGTCCTGGGCACGGCGAGCCCATCCATCCCCGTCAAGGCCGTCAGGGCGACCCGCGGCAAGATCGTCCGGGCTGAGCCTATCGCCGCACTTTATGAGCAGAACCGCATCCACCACGCCTGTCCGCTGCCCGAGCTCGAAGACCAGATGACGAGCTTCACCGGCGTGGGCTCTGGCAGCCCCGATCGCCTCGACGCCCTCGTCTGGGCACTGACGGACCTGATGATTGGCCACGAGGCCGTCCCGCAAATCCGATCGCTCTGAAGGAGGAGCCATGTTGAAACGATTGATCCGCAAGGAGGGCCCGGCGGAAGCCAAGGGCACCTCCCTCGCCACCCTCATCGCGCTCCACGGGGCAGGGGAGCCGGGGGGAGCTGTCCCTGCACCGAGCTTCACCGGCAACGTCGTCGCCTACCGCTCGATCCGCATGATCGCCGAGGCCGCGGCCTCCGTGCCCCTGCAGGTCAGGGAAGGTGGGGAGGTGCTGGCCGACGGCACGCTCTGCTACCTCCTTGACTGTCCGAACCCGGACCAGTCAGGGACGGAGCTTCTGGAGGAGATCTACGGACATCTCCAGACCCACGGCAACGCCTATATCGAGCGCCTCGACAATGACGGAGACCCGCGCGCGCTCTTCTCCGTGCACCCTGAGACGGTGGAGGTCACCGAAGACGGCTACCGCCAGCGCCTGAAGCGCGGTGAGCGGATGATCCGCCCCGACGTGACGGGCCGCTCGCCGCTCCTGCACCTTGCGCTCTGGCAGCCCCAAGGCGGCCGCAGGGGCCACGCGCCGCTCTCGACAGCGCGGGAGGCCATCCACCTACATAACGCAGCCGGAGCGTGGAACCGTCAGCTCCTCGACAACGCCGCGAGGCCGTCGGGAGCGCTCATCCACCGGGCCAAGGAAGCGGGTGGTCATCTGACCCCTGAACAGTTCGACCGCCTGCGCGCAGAGCTCGACCAGTCCTTCGCTGGACCCCGCGGGGCGGGGCGCCCACTCCTCCTCGATGGCGGCCTTGACTGGCGGCCAATGGGCATGACCCCGGCGGAGATGGACTTCCAGAACCTCAAGCACTCAGCCGCCCGCGACATCGCGCTGGCGTTCGGTGTGCCGCCCATGCTGCTCGGTATCCCTGGTGACAATACCTACGCGAACTATCGCGAGGCGAACCTCGCCTTCTGGCGTCAGACGGTCCTGCCCTTGGTCAAGAAGGTGTCGGGCGCGCTTTCGGGATGGCTCGAGCCCGGACGTATGCAGAGGGTCGAGCCTAACCTCGCGGCCCTCGAAGCGCTCGCGCCAGAGCGTTCCTCACGCCTCGACAGGATCGCAGCCGCCGACTTCCTCTCCGACGCAGAGAAGCGTGCAGCGTTCGGCTATCCCCCGCAGGAAGGTGGCGCGCGATGACCGGGCGTCGGCGAGTCCCACTCGCAGTGATCATGGCGCTGTGTGTACAGCTCATCGCCGCGCTCCTCTGGGCGGGGGCAGCCGCCCACCGGCTGACCGCGCTTGAGGCTAAGCTCACAGCGCTCCCGGCCCTCGATGTCCGCGCTGCGCGCCTTGAGGAGCAGACCGTGCACCTCTCCGCCCAGATGACCCGGATCGAGATGAAGCTCGACCGCGCCCTCCATGAGGAGAGCCAGCGATGATCGCCGAGAACCGCGCGGAGATCGAAGGCTACGCATCCCTCTTCGGCGTTGCCGATCTGACAGGCGACAAAGTCATGCCCGGAGCGTTCGGACACCAACTTATCCCCGCAGGAAGGGCGCCAGTTAGGATGCTTTATCAGCATCAGGCGGAGGCCCCGATTGGCCGTTGGACGACCATCAAAGAGACGCAACGCGGACTGTTCGTGCGCGGAGAGCTCTTCCTCGACACCGATGGAGGGCGCGAAGCCCACGCGCTTGTCGAAGGCGGCGCACTCGACGGTCTCTCCATCGGTTTCAAGACCCGCAAGGCCCGCAAGAGGCCAGGCGGCAGGCTCCTCACCGATGTCGACCTCTGGGAAATCAGTATCGTGACGTTCCCGATGTCGCCCCAGGCCAGGATCACCCGCGTCGGCGGTCCCGGCCAGCGCCTTCCCCGCAACCTTCTCGCCGCTTAGAAAAAGGATACGGCATGACTCTAGAGACCAAACACGCTTCTGTCGAAGAGAAGGCGCTCGCCGCCGATCTTCTGCACACGTTCGAAGCCTTCAAGTCCGAGAACGATCAGCGCCTCGACGCCATCGAAAAGCGCGGCCACGCAGACCCGCTGCAGGACACAAAGCTGCGCAAGATCGAAGCCTCGCTCAATGAGCAGAAAGCGGCTATCGACCGCCTCGCCATCTCGGCCCAGCGCAGTGTGCAGGCGGACGAAGCGCCTGAGCAGAAGCGTGCCTTTGAGCAGTATATCCGCGCCGGTATCCTGACCGCGCCGGAAGAAAAGTCGCTCTCGGGCTCGTCCGATGCCGATGGCGGCTACACCGTGCCGACTACCATCGAAACTGCGATCGACCGTGCCCTGACGGAAGTCTCGCCGTTTCGCAGCTTCTGCAGCGTGCGCCAGATTTCGTCCTCAACCTACCGCGTCGCGGTCAACGAAGCAGCCTACGCTTCGGGCTGGGTTGGCGAGACCGATGCGCGGCCTGAAACCACGACACCGTCGATCGCCGCCATCGAGTTCAAGACCGGCGAGATCTACGCCATGCCCGCGGCGACGCCGCAGCTCCTCGAGGACTCGGCCGTCGATATCGAGGCGTGGATCGCTTCGGAGGTGCGCGGAACGTTCGCCTCTGCAGAGACCGACGCCTTCGTCAATGGAGACGGCGTCAACAAGCCGCTCGGCTTCCTCCAGGCCCCGAATGCCACGGACGCCACCCGCACCGCGACTGAGATCGGCACCCTCGCAGGCGGCATCGACGGCGACAGCCTGATCGAGCTCGTCTATGCGCTCGACAGCCGTTACCGCGAGAATGGCCGCTTCGTCTTCAACCGCCACACGGCAGAAGCCATCCGTAAGCTGAAGGGCTCGGACGGCACCTACCTCTGGACCCCGGGCATCGCCGCAGGCCAACCGGCCACGCTGCTCGGCTATCCGGTCGCAGAAGTCGAGGCTATGCCGAACGCAGGCGCCGGCGCCAATGCCGTCGCCTTCGGTGACTTCTCGGCAGGCTACCTGATCGTCGACCGCAAGGGCGTCCAGGTCCTCCGCGATCCGTTCAGCGCCAAGCCCTACGTGCTCTTCTACACCACGAAGCGCGTCGGCGGCGGCGTTCAGGATCACGCAGCCATCAAACTTCTGTCCACGTCGTAAGAGGACACAGGCGATGTACGAGCTCATCACCCCTCCGGCCGTCGAGCCCTTTTCCCTCACGGACCTCAAGTCGGCCCTCAGGGTCGACCATTCGAATGAGGATGATCTCCTGATGCGGCTCGGCATCACGGCGAGGGCGTTTATCGAGCGCAGGCTCGGCCACGCCATCGCCGCCCAAACCTGGCGGCTGACCCACCCAGGTCAGCCGTCGGGGCCCCTGACCCTCCGCCCCGGGAAGGTCAGTGCGGTGACGGATGTATCCCTCCGCTATGGCGAAGGCGCCTATGCCTCCACCTTTGACTACACCTTCTGCGAAAGCCGCCCGGCCACGGTGACGATCACCGCACCGAGCGCCGCAGAAGACGGCGCGATGACAGGCGTTCAGGTCACCTTCACCGCTGGCCGCAGCGACGTCTCCACCACCCCGCCGGAGCTCATCGAGGCCATCCTGTCCCTCGCCGCGCACTATTACGAGAACCGCGAGGCTGTGGGCGAAGGCCGCTATGTCGCCATGCCGCTGAAGGTGGAAAGCCTGCTCTCCGGCCTCCGCGAGGTGTCGCTGTGATCGGCGAGCTGCGCGACGAGATCGAGATCCTCCGCCCTCATCGTATTGTCGACGAAGGCGGCGGATACTCCTTCGGCTACCAGAGCCTCGGCACGGTTGCAGCACGGGCCGAGCGAAAGCGCGCAGCCCGCGACCGGACCTTTGGAGCGGAGCAGCTGCGCTCCCGCAAGAGCTTCCTTATCCGAAGCCGCGATGACCTGATCTTCGAAATGCGGATTGTCGAGCGCGGCCAGACCTACCGTATCACCGATATTCAGGACCAGGATCAAACCGGCCGCTTCGCCCTCATCGAGGGAGAGGAGATCATGCAATGACCATGGATGCAGCATGGGCGCTCCAGACCGCGCTCTACGACGCCCTGACCGGAGACGCAGAGCTTCAGGCCCTTCTCGGAAGTCCCGCGCGGGTTTATGATACCGTGCCAAAGAATGCCGCTTTTCCGCTAGTTCAACTCGGCTCCGTCCGTATGCGGCCCTATGAGGGGATCGAAGGCGGGTATGAGCATATCATCCGCTTGACCGTCTTCTCCCGCTGGGGTGGCCGCAAGGAGCCCAAGGCGGTCACGGAGCGCCTTCGCGCGATCCTCCAAGACGCCCGGCTGACCCTTGAAGGTCACGAGATGGTCCAGGCACGGATGGTCTTCGAAGATCACCTGAAGATCCGTGAGCCCGACATCATGCAGGGTAGCTTGCGCTTCCGCTTCGTGACCATCACCGAAACGGCGGTGGCAGCGTGAGCGCTCAGGCTGCTGACCTCGCGCTCCTCTCGGTCGGTGAGGGTACGGAGCAGGTCCCTGTCGCAGGCCTCACGCGCCGCAGCCTGCGTCTGGATCGCCGTCCCGGCGACCGCACCACGCGCGATGGCGCAGGCTGGCAGGAAGCCGAAGCCCTGACAGGCCCTGCGTCTGCTGAGCTGCGAGGAGAAGGCGTGTTCCTCTCCGGGACCGCGATGGACTTCATACGGACGGTATTCCTCGAAGGCGAGAGTGAGGTCTTCGCGCTCGCCTCGGGAGGAGGGGAGTGGCGCGGCCGCTTTCTCGTCCGCCAGCTGAGCTTCGACGGCAAGGCGGAGGACGAGATGCGCTTCTCCATTCGCCTCACCTCCACCGGCCCCGTGGCCTTCAGCCCCAGCAACTAAGGAGGCTTCATGCCCCAAGACAGACAGGCTCACAGCGTTGTGGACGGCGAGACCGAGGCCCAGCTCCGCCCCGTTGCCGCCGCTATCGAGACGGCATTCTCCGAACTCGCCCGTTCCCTCACGGATGAACTCGAGCGCGCGTCAGCCGAAGGCCGCCAGTCGATGCGCGAGCTGGCTGACGGCGTCATTGAGGACCTCGCACGCATGGCCTCCCAGCGCCTGATCGGCGATCCGCTGAGCCGCGCCTTTGGCGGTCAGGACGGCAAGGGATCGGATATCGTCAGTGCCCTCATCAAAAGGAGCATGCGCAATGGCTAGAGACGGCTTCCACGACGTCCTCTTCCCGCACGCCGTCGCCCTTGGGGCGGCTGGCGGCCCGACGCGAAGGACGGATATCGCTGCGACAGCTTCTGGCGGTGAGGTCAGGCGTGCGCGCTGGGCAGGCTCCCGGCGCAGCTGGCGAATCGCCCTCGGTGGCCTCTCGCAGCCTGAGAGCGCCGAGCTTCTCACCTTCTTCGAAGCGCGCGAGGGACAGCGCTACGCCTTCGCCTTCCGCGACCCCTTCGACCATTCCAGCAACCCCTCGGGGGGAGCGCCGACACCGCTTGATGCAACCCTCGGGACCGAAGACGGAACGCAGACGGAATTTGTCTTCGCCAAGTCCTATGGCAGCACTTCGCGTGTGATCGATCTCGTTGATCCGGCAAGCCTGCAAGTCGCGGTCGATGGCGTAGCGCTCGATCCGGGAGCATTCTCTCTCGATACGGATCGTCGGAGCATCACCCTCGTAGACCCTCCGGCGGAGGGAGAGGAGGTAACCGCAGGCTTCCTCTTCGATACCCCGGTTCGCTTTGCGAGCGATAGCCTCGAGCTCTCTCTTGGCGCGCGAGGCGCAGCGGTGCCGTCGATCGAACTCGTCGAGGTGCGCCTGTGAAAGAACTTCCAACCCCGCTGGCGACAGCGCTCTCCCAACAGGGCGCAGGAACGGTGCTCTGCCTGAAGATCATGCTGGCTGACGGAAGGATCGTCGGCCTCACCGAGCACGATACCAATCTCACTTTCGGCGGTGCAGTCTACCTGGCCCAGCCTGGCCTGAGCCTCGCGGAGTTCGAGAGGACAGCCGACCTCGCACCGGACTCAGCCGTTCTTGAAACAGCTCTGTCCACCAATGGCCTCGCATCGGGTGACCTCAACCGTGCTGCGCTCCTCAACAGCCGTGCAGAGATCATTCGCGTAAGCTGGGAGAACCCTGATCATCACGAACTCATCGCCGTCGGTACGATCGGAGAGGTCGAGCGCCGAGGCGAAGCACTGCTTCTCGAGTTTCGCGGTCTCGCAGAGCAGCTCGCCGCGCCGACGGGCCGCCTCTATCAGAAAAGCTGTGACGCCAGCCTCGGGGACGGGCGCTGCAAGGCTTCTCTCAGTAGTACGTCTTTTGAGATCAGTGGGCAGATCACCAGCGCCTCGGGCGTGACGCTTGCGATAGACGCTCTGCCGGCAAACGCCGCAACCTTCGCCCACGGGAGCGCTGAGTTTCCTGATGGCACCAAGTACCCCATCCGGACAGCAAGACAGGACGGCGAGGGCTGCGTCGTGACCCTCTGGCGCGCGCCATCGCTTGATCCCGCCTCAGGCAGCTCAGTCACCCTCAGGGCGGGGTGCGACAAGCGTTTCGAGACCTGCCGCGACGTGTTCGCCAACCACGAGAACTTCCTCGGCTTCCCAACTATTCCCGGTACAGACGTCCTCGCAGTGCAGAAGGCCGCCAGCCGATGAGCGCGGCTGACCGCGCCGTCGCCCACCGGGCCAAGATCGTCCTCGCAGCGCTCGCATGGCTGGGGACGCCCTACCGCCATCAGTGCTCCCAGAAAGGGCAGGGCACGGACTGCCTCGGCCTGATCAGGGGGATCTACCGGGACATCACAGGAGGCGAGCCGGAGAGCCCGCCTCCCTATGCCCGGTTTGAGCGAGGCCGCGAGGAGACGATGCTCGAGGCGGCCCAGCGCAACCTGATCCTTACGGACCACCCCCTGCCTGGCGACGTCCTCCTCTTCCGCATGCGCCGTACCCAGCCGGTCAGGCATTGCGGTGTCCTCATCGCGCCCGACCGTTTCGTCCACGCCCATCAGGGACAGAGCGTTCTTGGTGCGTCCCTTTCGCCATTCTGGCGCGATCGCCTCGCCGCCAGCTTCGCCTTCCCGGAGCCGCAATGACCCAGTCCATCCAGACCTTCGCAGCGCAGGCCGGGCAGACAGCCCTCAGAGAAGCGCCGCGGATCGCCGCTGCCTACGCGGCGGATCAGGCAACGCTCGCCGCGACCAACATCCTCTTCGGCCCGGTCAAGCGCACCCGTGCTGGCAGGCCCCTCGAAGAAATCCGCATCCTGACGGCAGGCGAAGGCGGCGGCATCCCCCGAGTCTACGGCCGGGCACGTGTGGGCGGGCAGATCATCTGGGCGTCGGACGTCTCCGAAACCACCTTCACCCAAACCTCGACAACCGGTGCGAAGGGCGTCAAGCGTGCCAGCGAAACTTCCGCCACCGAGTACCGCTATAAGGTCAGCGTCGCGATAGCCTTGTGTGACGGCGAGCTGATCCGTATCGGTAGGGTGTGGGCTGACGGCAACCTGATCACGCTCGCAGACTTCGACTATCGTATCTATCACGGTACGGAGGACCAGTCGCCTGACCCGCTGATCGAAGCGCTGGACGGCACAGCCCCCGCCTATAAGGGCACAGCCTACATCGTCATCGAGGAGCTCGATCTGGCCCCCTTCGGCAACCGGATCCCGCAATTCAATTTCGAGATCGTCTGCCCTGTGGGAGAGAGCGACCCGGACGATATGGAGCAAGCCATCCGTGCCGTGACGCTCATCCCGGGATCCGGCGAGGCTGTCTACGCGATGGAGCCTGTCTTCGAGACCACCGGGGAGGGCGTGACTACGGCCCTCAACCGCCACAACGGCTTGGGCCTGCCTGATGCTGAGGCAAGCCTCGACGAGCTTCAGGCCGTCCTGCCGAACCTCGAATCCGTCAGCCTTGTCGTCAGCTGGTTCGGCGATGACCTCCGCGCAGGTCACTGCCAGGTCCGTCCCGGTACGGAGCGCCCTGAGCGTGTCTCGGAACCTGACTTATGGTCGGTCAACGGAGAAACCCGCGCTGAGGTCCGCCCGCTGACACAGAACGGCGAGACGCCTTCCTATGGCGGCACGCCTTCTGACGAGAGCGTCAAGGCGATCATCCAAGACATCAAGGCGCGCGGCCTCGCCGTGACCTTCCACCCATTCGTTCTCATGGACATCCCCGCAGACAACGCGCTCAACGACCCCTCGGGTGCTCCTTCGCAGCCGCCTTACCCGTGGCGCGGCAGGATCAGGGCAGACAGCGAGGTCGACGACAGCTCGGCCGCTGTCAGGGCACAGGTTGACCAGTTCTTCGACAGCTACGAAGTCATGGCTCTTCACTATGCGGAGCTTTGCGCGGAAGCAGGAGGCGTCGAGACGTTCCTGATCGGCTCGGAGCTCCGCGGCCTCACGCGCTTGCGCGATGAAAGCGGCGCGTTCCCTGCGGTCCAACGGCTGATCCAGCTTGCCCAAGCAGTGAAGGCGATCCTCCCTGCGGCGACGATCACCTACGGAGCCGACTGGTCAGAGTACGGTTCCTACGTCCCTTCCGATGCGCTCAGCGACCTCTACTACCCCCTCGATCCTCTGTGGGCCGATAGCTCCATCGGTGCCATCGGCATCGACAACTACTTCCCCCTGACTGACTGGCGTGAAGGCGAGGGCCATCTCGACGCCGCCGAAGCTGAGGGTCCCTACGACCTCGATTACATCGCTTCCCGAGTCGCAGGCGGCGAGGGCTTCGACTGGTACTACGCCTCCGAAGCTGACAGGCAGGAACAGGTCCGTACACCAATCACAGATGGCGCTTTTGGCGAGCCTCACGTCTTCCGGCCCAAGGACCTCATCTCTTGGTGGTCGCTTCCCCACGAAGAGCGGAGCGCCGGATCAAAGACCGGCGCGACCCCTTGGGTGCCCCAATCCAAGCCCATCCTCTTCACCGAGATCGGATGCGCCGCCATCGACAAGGGCGCCAACCAGCCCAACGTCTTCCTCGACCCCAAATCATCGGAGAGCTTCGCGCCGCATTTCTCCACCGGCGCGCGAGATGACCGGGCCCAGCGGGCAGCGCTCGAGGCGCAGCACCGCTATTGGTCGAAGCCTCAGAACAACCCCGCCTCTTCCGTCTACGGCGGTTCGATGCTCGATGCCTCGCGCATGGCCGTCTATTGCTGGGATGCTCGTCCGTTCCCTGAGTTTCCCGCACGGCAGAGCCTCTGGGCAGACGCGGGCAACTGGACCACGGGCCATTGGCTCAACGGCAGGGCAGGGAAGGTCCGCCTCTCCCGCCTGATCGAAGCCCTCGGCCGCGAGGCGGGCCTCTTCGCGATCAACGCCTCAGCCTGCGACCAGCTCCTTTCGGGCTATGTCGTCAGTGAGCCGATGACCGCCCGTCAGGCGATCGAGCCACTGCTCGACCTCTACCAACTCGACACGTGGGCGCGGGAAGGTGTGGTCTATGTCGCGCCTCGGCACGGCACCGAGGAACTGAGCGTCGACGAAGGCGACCTCGTCCTGCGCGGTGACCGTCAGCCCCTTGCACTTGATCATCGGCAGGCGGAGGAACTCCCCGCCGCACTCAGCCTCACCTATGCCGACGAGCTTTCAGGCTTCGGCCTCAAGATCGTTGAAGCGCGGGACGAGACCGACCCCGGCGGGCGCACAGCTCGGATCGGCACGTCTGTCATCATGGAGGAAGGTGAGGCGAGGGCGCGCGCGAGGGCCATCCTTGCCGAGGCCCGCGGCATGGATCTCACCGCTAGCTTCGCGCTGCCGGAGCTGGCCGACGGCATTGAGCCCGGCACCGTCCTGCGCCTGACAGGGGAGGAGGGAGCTCTGACCCTTCGCGTCACGGCCATGACCGAGACCGACATCCGCGCCATCGACACGGTCAGAACTGACCCGGGCCTGTTCGCGGTGACCTATGAAGGTATCGCGGCAAGCCCCGACCTTCTGCCCGTCACCTACGGCGCGGTGCTGCTGGGGGCCCTCGACATCCCGCTCCTCACGGAAGGGAGCACCGAAGCGCAGCTCTGGCTCGCGGCGTTCGCCGAGCCCTGGCCCGGCGGCGTGGCCGTCTATCGGCAAGGCGAGGCGGCGCTCCTCGCACGGCTCTCTCGCCAATCGCCGATGGGCAGGCTCACCGCGCCCCTCGCTCCTGGGACCGCGGGGCGCTGGGACAGGGGCAGCACCCTCTCCCTCTCTCTCCCGGCGGGCAGCCTAGAAAGTCGCCCCGAAGCTGACATCCTCGCAGGCGCGCAGCTCGCAGCCGTCGAGACGCCACGAGGCTGGGAGCTTCTGCAGTTCCAGAGCGCCGCGCTCCAGCCCGACGGCACATGGCAGCTCTCAGGTTTCCTCAGGGGCCGCAACGGCACCGAGGAAGAGGCTGCCGCCGGCGCAGACACAGGCTCACGCATCGTCCTCCTCGATGAAGCATCGAGCCTCCCGCTCCCGCCTGACCGCTGGGGCATCACCGAAGCCATCACCTATGGCCCCGAAGGCGCAGAGCCCGGCGCCTATCCCTATCGGGAGGGATCGATCGCGCTCGAAGGGCGAGGCGCAAGACCTCTCAGCCCCGTGCATCTGCGCGCCGAAAATGCCGCCGGAACCACCACGCTCCACTGGATCAGGCGCACCCGCATCGGTGGAGATCGCTTCTCCTCAGGGGACATTCCCCTCGGCGAGACCGAAGAACACTACGAAATCAACGTCTTCGACCAGAACGGAGCGCTTCTCGAAACCATCGAGACTACCGCACCGACAGCCAGCTTCGCGCAAGCAAACGCCCATTCGGTCACGGTCGCGCAACGCTCCTCAGTCTATGGTGCGGGCAGGGCCGCTTCACTCGTGCTTTAACTAAGGGTCAAAGCGGTTGAAATCGAAGGCGGTCCGCTCAACTAGTCACCGGGACCACAATTCGGGAGAACCGCTTGGCCAAAGATCCATACACGGTGCTCGGCGTAGGCCGACAGGCGTCGCAGGACGAGATCCGCAGCGCATACCGCAAGCTTGCCAAGCAGTATCACCCTGACCGCAACCAGGGCGATGCCGCCTCGGAAGAGAAGTTCAAGGCCGTCACGGCAGCCTTCGAAATCATTGGCGACGAAGATAAGCGCAAGCGCTTCGACCGCGGCGAGATCGATGCTGACGGCAATGAGCGCTCAGTCTTCGGCCAGGGCGGCCCATTCGGCGGTGTCGATCCTGCAGAGGCCGCAGAACGCTTCCGCCGCCGTGCCCGTCCGGGCCGAGGCGGCCAAGGCGGCGGCTTCGAGGATTTCGGCGACATTTTCTCGGACTTTTTCGGGCGCGGCGATCCGGGGGGCAGACAGGCTCCGCGCGCCAGCAAGGGCCGCGACATAAGGACTCGTCTCACCGTCCCCTTCCTTGAAGCGGCGCGCGGCACCACGAAGAAGGTGACGCTGCCCGGCGGTACGACGGCCAATGTCACGATCCCCGAGGGCCTGCGTGACGGACAAACCCTGCGTTTGCGCGGCAAAGGGCACTCCGGCGTCCATGGCGGCCCCGATGGCGATCTCTTCGTGGAGATGACCGTTGCCGCCGATCCGCAGTTCGAGGTTTCGGGCGATGACGTGACAACCGAGGTCGACCTGCCGCTGAAGGAAGCGGTCCTTGGCGGTAAGCTCGAAGTGCCGACCCTGACTGGCCGCGCGACCATCAAGATCCCCGCCAACACCAGCTCCGGCAAGGCTTTCCGCCTCAAGGAGAAGGGCCTCAAGAACGGCAAGACGGGCAATTACGGCGACCTTTTTGCAAAAGTCCGGATCGTGCTCCCCAAGGGCGGCGATGCCGAACTGGAAGCGTTTATGAAGCGTTGGACACCTGACGATGAGGAATCGCAGTCCGGCGACTACGCGAAGGCTGGCTGA